TACATATCCACCGGATTAGTAGACGAGGCCGTAATCTTATAGTCCAGAACAGCCCCTTTCGTAATGAGCTTTTGATCCCAAGACGGATTAGCACGACCACCATATGAATAAAAGATCTCCGACACATCGTTGCATCCAACAGACGAAGACCCAAGACAACCGTACATAGGAGGAAGACCAAGCACGGCTTGCGTACCATCAGTAGTAGCCGTCATAGTAGCGGTGTACTGACGAACCAGAACCTGCATATCTTGCATGCCAGTCACGACCCGCGTAATTCCACGAACAAATTTACGAACTCGACGACGCAACCGACTAGGTGCACGACGAAACTTATACAACATATGAGAGTCATTATACTGCGTAGTGAAACCAGCTTCACGTCCACGACGCTTAGTCTGAGTCCTAGAACCAGCGCCTCCAAAACGCTGGCGGAGAGCAACACGAGCCCGATTTTCCATTCCACGCTTAACCAATGCACCGGTTAATCCACCGAATGCACTAAAATGTGTTCTTTTCCTTCCAGCAAACGTCATTTGACACCGAACAAATCGAACAAACGGAACAATGCCAGTTCCCCAGAAGCCAGCCCTATAAATAGGAGCGGCACAGAAGAGGCACGGTAATACTTCCGTGCCTCCTATGCAACCAGCCGCCGCACGCAATTGGGTGTTCACAGACAACAATCCAGAAAATGACCAACCAAGTTGGCCTGAGCCAGTTAAGTACGCCTGTTGGCAAAAAGAGCGCGGAGAAAACGGAACAGTACACCTCCAGGGATACATCGAACTTCGGGGACCACGAAAATTGGCATTTGTTAAGGATATCCTTCCACGAGCACACTGGGAGATACGAAGAGGTACTCAAGCACAAGCAAGAGAATATAGTCGTAAAGAGGATACACGTATTGACGGCCCATGGGAACACGGGACTTATGAACCACACGCTCAAGGACAGCGTAATGATATTCTTGCCTTAAAAGCGGCAATTGATAATGGTACTGAAGAATGGCAGTTATGGGAAGAGTTCTTCCCTCTCATGCGCTTTAACTACAAAGCTATGGAACATTATAGACTGATTTCTCAACCTGATAGAGACTGGGTCACACGGACTTATCTGGTCATCGGACCTCCCGGAGTTGGGAAAACTAGTTTCTGCAAGCGAGTTGCACCAAACGCTTACTGGAAACAAAGATCTGGAAACGATTCTCAGTGGTGGGATGGATACATTGGACAGTCAGATGTTGTTATTGACGAATTCTATGGTTGGATCAAGTATGATACCCTTCTTAGACTTATCGACCGGTACCCTTACATGGTCGAGGTCAAAGGAGCTATGCGAAAGTTCCTCGCAAAGCGAATCTTCATCACCTCTAATAAGCGATGGCGAGATTGGTACCCCAATGTCGACGATATACGAGCTCTCGAGCGACGAATCGATGAGTTCGGAACAGAGATAACTGACCTAAGCCAAACTTTATTGGAATAAACCCTAACTACCCTAACCCCAATCCAGACTACCTTCACACGTAGTCTCCTAACGATAGAGTGTGTTCCTGTGCGACGTAGTGATAATTCCGATTAGCATTCACATATCCGACAACATGAGACGCGCCATAGCTAGCAACCGGAGCACCATAGTACACAATCATGACCCACTCAGTAACCCCCTTACGAGCAAGCAGAGCCTCATTGACAGCACCAGACCCGGCCATAGCACCATACTGAGCAGCCGACCAGACATATTCACGAGGATCACGTATCTGAATAGAGATACTATCACCAGCAGCAATCTTATAACGACGAACCTTCGTTATCTTCACCAAGCGACAAAACTCCGAGTTATCAAAGGGAGTAACTCCAATCTGAGCCATAGTCAACTGATTACCAGTTGCAACCGCACCAACGTTAGAAAAGCACTGAGTAATAAGCCCAGTAGTGTTATTCGACAACGCCGTAGGAATATCCCGACGAGCAGTACAATAATAAGCATCACAATACATATCCACCGGATTAGTAGACGAGGCCGTAATCTTATAGTCCAGAACAGCCCCTTTCGTAATGAGCTTTTGATCCCAAGACGGATTAGCACGACCACCATATGAATAAAAGATCTCCG